GAATGTGCATCAGGCGGAGAAGGGTCGCGCATGTGTTGAATTCTGGCTCGGCCAGGCGCACGCGCGCGGCATCGAATTGGGCTTGCCCAATCAATCGACGCTGATGGACTCCAACTGCCCGCAAGCGGCGCGGTTGTACGGGTATGACACGCTGGACGTGGCGTTCAACATCGGCGCTGACGGGGTGCTTGCGCTGGATTTCAAAGAACGTGATACACTGCCGACCGCAGAGCAGATTGAAGCGAATTACGATCACTCCAAACCAATCAGCCAACAGCACCAATCGTTGAAGGAGTAAAAGATGGCACAATGCGAGATTTTGCAGTCATTCAAGGGTTCGCAGGACGGGCGGTTTGCCGAGATGTTCGAGGCAGGAACAACCGCCGACCTGTCCGACTACCTGATGGCGTGCGCCCCCAAAGGTTCGTTCCGCCGCGTGGCAGATGCCTCGCCAGTGGTGGAGAACAAAGCCACTATCACAACCGGCAAGCGCGATAAAAAATGATCGTCGTCGTCACGCCTCCAGCAACGGAACCCGTCACGCTCGCAGAAGCGGCGGAACAATGTCGTCTGGACGAGACGAACCAAGAACCCGCCCCAGCCGCCGTCACCGCCGCGCTTGCATCGCCTGCTGCGGCTGGCAACGTGGACAACGGCGCACACCGCTACCTCGCCACGTTCGTCACCGCAGAAGGCGAGACGCAAGCTGGGGTTGTATCGAGCGCCGTCACCGTGGCGGATAAGACTGTCAACGGGCAAGTGGCGCTGACGGCTATCCCGCTCGGCGGCTCGTCCGTCACGGCGCGCAAGCTGTACCGCACCACCGCTGGCGGCTCGACCTACCTGTTGCTGGCGACTATCGCCGACAACACCACGACGACCTACACCGACAACATTGCGGACGCATCGCTTGGCGCAGGCGCACCGACGACCAACACGACCGGCGATCCGTTGCTCAACATCCTCATCCAAGCCGCACGTCAACACGCGGAGCAGGAGTTGCGCCGCTACATCGTGACGCAAACGCTGGATGCCTACTTTGACGACTTCGACCGCAACGGCTTTACTTTACCGCCGCTGCAATCGGTCACCAGCATCACCTACGTTGATACGGACGGCGTGACGCAGACGCTCGCTGCCGACCAGTATCAAGTGGACAGCGCCAGCATTCCGGCGCGCATCGTGCCAGCCTACGGTGTACTGTGGCCGTACACACGCACACAACTTAACGCCGTCACCATCCGCTTCGTCGCAGGATACACAACCGTTCCAGCCTGCATCAAGAACTGGATGCTGATGCGCATCAAGACGCTGTGGGACGGGCGCGATCAACTGGTAAAACAACTCGGTATGCCAGTGTTCGAGCCTATGTTCATCGACTCACTGCTCGATCCCGAGCGCGTAAGGAGCTACACATGACAACCGACCACACCATCCCTGCCCATTGGGTCGGACAGACTGTTGCCGTCATCGGCAATCCGTCGTGGGTCACGGCAGAATTGGTCAAAACCATCAAGGCCGACCACTACATCGCCGCCAACAGTGCCATCCTCAAAGTGCCGCACGCCGAGTATCTGGTGGCGATTGACGGCAACTGGCCTGCCGAGGCCGAGTCGCTTCCGGCGCAACGCATCGTCGGCATCCGGTCGGAAAAGGATGCGCTGTACGTGCAGTTGCCGTACGAGGCGGTGGCACTGTCCGCGCGCAACGTTGTGCAATTCCGCAGCAACCTGCTGTCGGCCATGCGCATCGCTGCACAAATGGGCGCGGCGCGTATCATCGTCACGGCTCCTGACCCTGTTGAGTACGCCAAGATGGGGCACGACCCCGTTATCAACGACGCGCTTGCGGCGGGCTTCTTGCAAGTCACGGCAAACCTACGCGCCCAGGGCGTGACGGTGGATGTGATCGAGCGGCCCGTCGCGCCAGCGCCGACACGCCGGAGCAAGTCGTGGGTGTGATACAAGTCGCCAATATGGACACACGGGTGCGCATCGAGGCACGCAGTGTGACCCAAGACCCCACATACGGCACGGAGGTTGTGACGTGGGTTCCGGTAGCGACGGTGTGGGCGGAAGTATTCGACGTATTGCCCGCCCGTGCGCAAGCCGAGCAAGTGCGCAGCGGCGTGCAGGTTGCCACGTTGCGCTCAAGGTTACGGATGCGCTACCGCACCGACATTGACGCATCTATGCGTGTGCTCATCGGCGGCGAGGCGTATCAGATCGTGGGCGGGCCAGCCGAGATAGGCCGGCACGCGTATATGGAACTCTTACTTGAGAAGTACAGTACACAATGACCGCCGATACCATACACGTCCGAGGCTTGTCCGACCTCGCCAAAGCACTCAGTACGCTGACGGTGAAGCTGGAGAAAAACATTCTCCGTGGCGCACTCCGCGCGGGCGGCAACGTGATGCGCGACGACGCGCGCAAGAACGCCGCCCGCGCCGCCGGATTGCTCGCCAAAGGCATCAAAGTGTCCACCAACGCCAAGCGCGGCACGGTCTATGCCAAAGTGCGCACCACCGGCAAACACAGCTACATCGCCCACATGATCGAGTTCGGCACAGCGCCACACCGCATCAACGCTCGCAATGGCGGCACAATCCACATCAACGGTCGTCCAGTCGGGCCATTCGTCGATCACCCCGGCTCCCGCGCCATGCCGTTCATGCGCCCCGCGCTGGATGGTCAGGCCACAGCCTCGGTGAACGCAACGGCGGCGTACATCCGCAAGCGCCTGACTGCCGAGGGCATCAACGTACCGGACGCGGGGGACGAATCGTGAGTGGCGTCGCCATCCTGCGTTACAAATTAGCCAACGCCGCAGGCGTGACAGCACTCGTGCCTGCCGCACGTATTCAAGCCGGAACGATGCCGGAGAACACGGCACTACCGTTCATCTCGGTCACCCAGATAAGCAGTACCCCTCTCAACCAAGTATCGCAGACCAGCGGCCTACGCATGGATCGCGTTCAGGTCACGGTCGAAGCGACGAGTTACCCGTTGGTGCGCCAGATACTCGCTGCGGTACGCGCGGCACTGCCTTACACGCGCGCCACGGTCAACAGTATCGCGTGTGACAGCATCACGCCAGACGTTGAGGGGCCGGATGGCTTCGACGGTGTGCTGATGAGCTATTTCCAATCCCAAGACTACATCGTGGGCTGGACAGAGTAGTAAGTTGTGGTATTCTACGGCAGTACCCGCCTCAACGTCGTGAGACGCCGGGCGGTTCCCTTAAATTTCTAACGCCGTGAGGCGCTGAAAGGACATCAAAATGGCCGCTCGTACCGTAGTTGGAACTATCTCTGGCGCAACGCTGGCAATCAGCGCATCGCTCCCCGCAACTTATGACGCAGCCGGTTACGGCGCAACGTCCATCACCTACACCACCATCGGCGAAGTCGAGAACTTTGGCAATCACGGCGTCACTGCCACGATCACCGAGTTCACACCCATTGCCACCGCAGTCGTGGCAAAGATGAAGGGTAGCAAGAACTACGGCACGATGTCGATGACGTTGGGCAGCATCCCAACCGATGCAGGCCAAGCCATCATCACCACCGCCTCCGAGTCCACCGCGCACTACAGCGCCAAGCTGACCTATCCTGACGGCGAGATTCACTATCTCGACGTGCTGGTGGCAAAGGACGAGTATCAAGACGGCTCGGTCAATGACGCGATGAAGCGTTCCGTTGACTTCGCCATCTGCCGCGCCCCTGTGATCGTCGCAGCGGCATAACCAGAGCACCGACCGGCGCGTATCTCCTTCGCAGGAGTACGTCGCTGGCACGGGCAGTACCGACAAAGGGTTCGTCCCGTATCCGCGCATTTAGAGGCGGTAAATACCGTGAACCCCGCGTCACCCACTAACTTGCGAAGGAGTTTTAAATGTCTGACATCCGTAAATTTGCTGTTGAAGCAACCGGCCAACTGCATCTGCGTGACGCGAACGATGAATTGATGTACGCGGGCGACAAGCCAATGGTGGTCAATCTGTACGGCCCTGGCTCGAAGCAGTACGCCAAAGCCCAAGCCGCACAACAGAACCGCATGATCGACAAGTTGAAGCGCAAGGGCAAGACGGAGCAATCTGCCGAGTCCAAAGCTGCCGAAGCTGCCGAGTTTTTGTCCGACTGCACCGCCAGCTTCGAGAACGTCGATTATGACGGCTTGACTGGTGGCGAACTGGCGAAGGCAATTTATTCTGACGTGACCATCGGCTTCATCGCCGACCAAGTTGCGAAGCACCTGGGTGACTGGAGTAATTTTACCAAGCCCTCTACGACGAGCTTGTAACATACGTCAGGCATCTGGCGTGGCTCAACGTCACGCCAGACAAGCGGGAGGGCGATACCAGCAAGCGTGCGAACAAGTCGCGTCGTGACACATACGGCTCGGACGTAACGATGCCGGAATGCGACGCACTGCATATCGTGTCGTATCTGATCGAGATGGGCGTGTCGCAGGGGGAGCACCCG